GTTAGAGTCTCTTAGCTCGCACCATATGAAATTATTTTGTTTACGCCCAGTTTCGGGCGTATTTTTAGTTTATATATAAATTAAAAACACATAAAGTTTTAATTTGTATATGTATTAAAAATTATAGAGGATTTAATATATATAAATTAAAAACCGTAGCGTTTTTCGCTCCGGTTTTTTCTTTTTTCAGCCAGAAGCGAATAGAGAGTTCAAGTTTATAAATTAAAAACCGGAGGTTTTCACCTCTGGTTTTTTCTTTCCCTTGGGGAACAAATGCATTTGTTTTTTGAAATTTGTTTTCCATAGACAGAAAAAACGGCTATGAACCCAATCAAGTTTTAGCAACTTAAAAATTCGGCAAAAAATAAAACAAAAAATAAGGAAAACAAAAAATGAATAGTTACAACAAATTTAATCATCAGCAAAACTCAGAAGAAAGCACCCTCGCAGAAACGATTTTATTAGCAGGGTCTGGACTTTTTCTAATCTGGATTGGAGCAACCGCACTACCGGTCATGAGTATTCTCGGATTCGTCATGATTGGTACAGCACTATTAGACTAATCAAAAAAGAAAAGAGAGAAAATATGAATATTTCAATTTATAATTCTAGCGAAAATTTGATTTTTACTGGAACTTACAATGAATTCTTAGAATTAAAAGAAAACCATTTAATCAACGATAGCGACAGAATAATTTTTAATTAAAAGGAAAATCAATTATGAAAATCGAAGTAAAACAATTAGGTATCGTTAAATTCGTTCGCGTAAATATTGTGAGGCTAAATAATGGCAGGGCGAATTAAAACAGTAAAAATTGGGGGTGGCGTAGATTACGCAAAGGTTGCAGATCGTATCAAAATTTTTTGGGAAGAAAATCCAAATGGCAAAATCGACACCGAACGTGAAGATATCTCAGACAATAAGGTCCGCTTTATAGCACGTATTTGGCGAGATTCAAAAGTTATATTGGACTTAGCAACTGTTGGGACGGATATTAATATCATCAAGCTCACAGCCAACGCTATGGCTTCTGCAGACGCCGCTAAGAAGGGCGATAAAGAGAATGAAAAGCTAGAGACTGTAGCCGTGGGGCGTGCATTAGCAATGCTAGGTTATCTCGCTTCTGGAGAAGTGGCGAGTCGCGAAGAAATGGAGCAATTTGAGGCCTATAAAGCCGACCTATTTCAAGATGAAATCGATAAGACTATCGAAAAAATGAAAAAAGCTAAAACTATCGATGAACTTCGCAAGCTTTATATCTCTCTTAGTGCAGAGCTTCGCAATAACCCAAAGATTCTTAACATCAAAGATGAATTGAAGAAAAAATTAACTGAAAAGCTACCGGTTAAAAAGAATATTAATACGGAAGATAAGGGAAAAAATAATGAAAACAATTAAATTCGAGAAAAATTCTGAGGAATGGTTGGAATTTCGCAAAGGAAAATCGGGTGGGTCTTCCTTCAAGGACCTCTATATATCGAAGTTACCTCTTATTGGAGAAATGAAAGCCAAACTTGATGAGTTGCAAATTGAATACCCAAAAACAGCCAAGGCCGATGAATTGGCGGCTTTACTCGGGGCAGATAATATCGTGGCACTAAAATTAAATGCTGAACCGAAGGATCGTTACTACGAGATTATCGCTGAGCGCGTCGCCCGTCCGATTACTCCAAATGATTATGCAGATAGATTAAATGGGGTGCCGTTCTCAATGGCGAATCGCGGGCACATACTTGAACCTGAGGCAATTGAAGTATTTAACGAAAAAACTGGTAAAAATGCTAACCCAGAGTGCGTAGTTTGGGTACGAGATGACAATGAAAACATTTATATATCACCAGATGCAGTTATTTCGGAAGAGGAAGCAGTCGAAGTTAAATGTCTAGAGTCTAAAAAGATTATCGAAGCATTCCTAACCAAGAAGTATCCTCAAGAATACAGAATGCAGATAGTAAAGTACTTCGTTGTGAATGAAAAACTCAAAAAACTATATTTCATTCTCTATACTGACGTAATCCCTGGACTAGAACTTCAAATCTTCGAAATTAAGCGTGAAGATATCATGCAACAGATTGAGGAAGCAAGAGTATTCGAGGATTGCATTATGCGTCGAATTGATAGCGATACTAGCAAAATCCTCGAACTGACGTTTTAGGGAGGTGGACATGAATAGAATCGAATCAACTAAAACTATAGCAATCAGAATTAAGCAGAAAAATAAAATTAAAAAATAACCAGATGGTGCTGGTCGATAGGAACCAGTTAAATGTCAACATAAACTCAGCCATAGCACTTTAGAAACGAAACCAGGGTAATCAAACGTATTTTTAATGTGTGTTTTGTGTTTTTAGTTTTTACCTTCAGTAATAACTTTAACTAATCTTGATTACCCTAACCAAACAAAATATCAGAGCGAAGTATCTTTCCATAATGCTTATAACAATTGTTATTTCGCTCTGACCTAGATTTGATACTTAAGAAAAAATGAATAATAGACAAAATTTAATCCAACCCGATAAAGTCCTCGTCGATTATGTCGATAGTACCGGAAAACCCCAGCACTACGAGTATAAGACTATTAAAGAGGCTTATAAGTTTGAACGATATCTAAAGCAACATAAGAATTATTCGGCCGTCCTCACGGTGGTATTGCCTAAAAGAGCTAACGAGGAGAAAGGAGAAAGGGAGAAATGGTGAAAGAAAAGGTAGATGAAGCGATCGAAACTTTTATCGACAACCCGTCGCCACAAATAAGTTATCACGATTTGATTACATGCTTGTGCGAACTTAATAAAAAAGATTTCAAGCGCATTATCAAAATCGCGAAATTAGAGAGAAAATCCAACGAATTATTCGAGCAATACTTCAGCTTAGAAAATTAATAACGTGGTGCTTTGGCTGGTCTATAGCATTTTTCTCTCGCCAGACCAAAGTTAAATGTCATAAACGCAGCCCGATATGCTTGACGGGGTGGTGCCGAGCCGCCCCAGCCATAAAAGGAGAATTGAAAATGAAACATTATAAATTATTAAAAGATACCCTAACTGTCAAGGCTGGGTCTATCTTTGAAGAGAAGGAGACCTTTGATGGTGAAAAAAGATTGGTTCAAGTTACCAAAGATGGATACCAGTTTAGCCCATCGGTTGTAGTTAAAGACATCAATAACTTTGATGAATGGTTTGAAGAAATCCATAAAAAAAATGAAAGATGGAGGGGAAAGCTTGGTGAGACATATTGGTTCTTAAGTGATAACGGTAGTCTGTATTTCAAAACTGAAGATGGTAGCAAGATTGATAACTATCGTTATCGAGTGGGCAATTATTTTAAGACCATAGAAGAAGCCAGAACCTACAAGAAATACCTTCTCGCTCGCCAAGTACTCTTAGGCGACGCTGAGGGTGGAAAATGGGAAAGAAAGAGTAATCCCTGGATTGAGTATAGTAATTGGTGTACTTATTATAATAGCTCTTTGCAAGAGTGGGGACTCGATCCAAGTTTGTCATATTGTCCAGGAAATATTTATTTTAAAACCGAAGAAGCACTTAAGAAATCCCTTAAAGAACACAAAGAACAGTGGGAAATCGTGCGTAAGTATGAAATGTGGGAGATGTAATGGAAGAATATAGAATTTTGGACGAAGAAGTAGTTTTAGCTGAATTAAAATTTGCAATGGAGCACAAGATTGATTTTTTTGCTCATAAGATTGATGAATTATTACATCCTATTGATGTTCAGCGCATTTGTGATAAGTTAAAAATCCAAGCTAACATTCACGCATCGTTTCTAACGGAAGGACCCATCAAAAGCGCCTGCTATATACTTGACTTCTATACAAAAAATGGCTCTATTAAGAAGTCTATTGGCACTTATTTTGGAAAAGATTTGGTAAGTTCTGGCATAGATATGGAGTTTAAGCCAGAAGAAGAGGACGAGGACTAAGAATAATGCTAACGATTATATTATTACTGTCAATAGGTTTCTCCATCTTCTTTTATTCTAAACAGGAAGATCTTGATAGAGACCTGTTTATCTTAGTAGCCGTCCCTATTCTTGTAATACCTTTGTTTATTCAAATATTGTTAATAGCTAGTTTAATTAGTGGCTTAAACCTGGATTCTAGAATTGAACTCTATCAATCACAAAATGCTGAGATTGAATCTAAAATCCAAGCCACAGTTGCAAGCTATTTAGCTCACGAGAAACAAACCTACAGAGACCTCAAGCCTGACAATGCTATTGCTGTTGTATCGGCATATCCCGAGCTTCATAGCAATGAATTAGTTAAGAAACAAATTGAAGTTTATGAAGATAATAATAAAAAGATTTTAGGGCTAAAAGAAGAAAAATTAAACCAGTCAGTATATAAATGGTGGTTATTTTTCGGGAGATAAGAAAATGAGAATTAGGAATCACGGAAGTTTTTGCACTATATTGGGAAAAGGCATATCATTTGGAACTTGTGAAAAATCAATAGCAATAGAGAAGATTAAAGAGGCTGGTGGAAATCCAGAAAAGTACCCACTATTCTTGGAGGCATTAGATAAGCAAAATAAGCGTAACCCAGAGTTTGTTTTTCAAATTGACCCTATTTGTATGTTTATATTTGACGCCGATAAATATCCAGAAATAGTTAAAGAAGTTAGGAGATAAAGATGGAAGCAAGTGGTATTTGGGAACCATATTTTAAGCCTACTGCCAGAGTTCATAGTTCGGGGTTCAGATGCTTCGAGTGTGGATATTTGCAGATAGGCGATAAAAATAAAGCAGTTAAGAAAGTTGTAATCGCAACAGGGGTCGACCACATTATGAATTTCGAGTGGCCAGGGAGGCCACAAGAAATTCACCTTGATTTGTTAAAAAGCGGTGAAATACGAATTTTTAACAATGTGAAGCGCCCGTACTGGTTTATTCCTGGCCGTTCAGACGCTCATATCACGGCAATTGAAGAAAACGCCTGGCCTAGGTATGAAAATCTTGATGAAATCTGGGAAAAGCAAGAGGAGAAGAAAAGATGAGTGAAATAAAATACAGGGTTTGGAGTAAAAAGCAAAAGACCTATGATTATGAACATCCATTTAATAAGCCAGGGGACTTCTATATTACTCAGAATGGTGTTCTGTTCTCGGATTATGGTAACGCCATAACTCCAGAGGTCAAGCAAGATAATTTTATTATTGAACAATCCACCGATATTAAAGATAAAAACGGTAATATGATATATGTTGGCGACATAGTTAAGATGAAATATCCATATGACAAACGATGTATCGGCAGATTCGTTGTAATAAAAGACCCTAACAGTCCACGAATCGGACTATTAGACGAAACAAAAACTGATGAAATATTTAATTTATGTGATCACATGTCTAATTATTACGAGATTATCGGGAACATTAACGAGTAGGATATAGATGAATTATGTCTAAAGATATAAAAGTATACTGCTGTGAATGTGGTAAAGAAGTCGAAGCGGATGTTGTGGGCGGAGATATAATTTACCCACACCGTAAGGACTTATACTCTAAAAAGTTTTACCTATGTCCCCGTTGTCGTAATTACGCAGGTGTTTATCAGGGAGAGAAACCAGTTATACCTACTAAAAAGATTAGGGAGTGTAGATATACCGCTCACAGAGCGTTAGATAGAATTTGGCACAATAAAAAACTGAAGAATAAATATTATGCCTATATGAATAAACAATTCAAGAAAGTATTCCATTGGGGTGAGATGAGAAGTGAAGAAGAGGCGGCGAAGGCTTTAGAAGTAACTATGGATTATCTATCGAGCATAAAGTAAGGAGAAAATATGGAATATAAAATTACATTACACACGGTAGATGACTTAGTAAGGCATCTATCTAGACCAGAAATGAAAGGCAGACCACTATGCCAAGTGATAACCGTAGCAGTTAATATGGGTGGGGCTGGAGCGGACATGAGAAAGGTATATTTTAATCAGTTAGATTGTTTCACATGGAATGACGATAACGAATTAGAGGTTGAGATATGAGAGAGATAGGATATAGGGCGTGGCTTAAAGAAGAGAAAAGATATATTTACCCTAAGTTGATATTAAATGATTTTGGTTCCGTAGTAGAGGTTGCCTATAATGATATTGACATAAGCTCCGATGAACTTATAGAACATAGACTTCTTATTGAAGATGTCGTACTTGAACAATTTACTGGTTTTAGAGACAAGAATGGTAAGAAGATTTATGAGGGGGACTTAATAAAAGAAGTTGTTTATGAAAATAGGTTTGTTATTTGGGAGGTAAGATGGCATCAAGATGAATGTTGTTTTGAACTTCATCGTATTAGAGGGGGTTACTATGGCGATACTTTGTTGGATATTGATTCTCAATACGAAACTATTGGTGATATTCATCGTAATCCTGAATTATTAGAGGGGGTAAAATAATGTCATACACAGGTCATAAAGATAAGCATATGGCTAACAATGAAAACATCGTCGATTTTATCAGGTTCGATATGAAACAAGATAGTAAGCTCTTTGGCAATGTTCCGTTACCAACCAGAGAACAAACAGCCCTAGTAATCAGAGCATTAAGAATGCACTCTCTCTTAACATATGCCTCTGAGTATGACTATTCTGAATTGTCTAAACCTGATGAAGTCACTAAATTCTGGCCAACCATATCAAGCATTGGTAGGTTCTTCCGAGACGCTCCGTTAGAAGTACTAGAAAAATATGAAATAGAACATCGGGATAACTAATATGAGAGATTTTATCGAACATTTGATCGAAAGTACATTTATAATCATTGTTCTAATATCAGCACTAGCTGGGATTATATTGCCAATAGCGTTGGTGATGTGGCTAATTAAAGTGATTACAATATGAGGCGAATACCGAAATACAATTCCGAACATAAGCTCTATGAACAGATCGCTCGATATTTGCATCAACAATATCCAGACGTGATTTATCGCTTCGATCTCGCAGCCGACCTTAAACTGACGCCTGGTCAGGCGGCGAAACATCATAGATTACATCCGGAAAGGGGCTACCCAGATTTATTTATTGCCAAACAGAAACACTGGCATTACGATTCGCCGTGTGCGGAAATCTGTGATGATAACTGTTATGCAGGTTTAATGATTGAAATCAAAACAGACGGCATCAAATTAAAACGCGATAAAGATGCTAAAAAGATCTTGAAAGGCGACACTAAAATCCGTAAAAAGGGAGATTGGTTTGATAAGCATATTGAAGAGCAGGCCGAAATGCTCGAAAAGCTGCGTGCGAGGGGG